ATTGCCCACATCAGGTTGTAGTTACTTTGTTTATTCATTGTTTCCTCCGAATGTTTCGTTGTAGTATTGTTCACCAGTTATTGGTAATGTACTTTCAGGATAATCAATTCCATGAACTGTTCCTTTGTTGTATGCAGTTTCAATTCTTTCTTTCTCCATTTCTTTGGCTTGTTTCCAATCTGCAACGGTTAAATCTCTATTATATGCAATTTCCCATAACCACTCCACTGCCGTTTGTTGTTTATTGTTTGTCATTGCTCACCTCCTCCGTAGGTTAATGGAACTTCAATTACTTGTACTCCGCAATGGTCTGCGTTGTCCCATAAAGTTGAATCATCACAATTTAGAATCTCTAATAGATGTCTTGCTTCTTCTTCCGTTGTTTCTTTGGTATTGTAGATAATGAGAGTTCTTTTTTTAGTAATGGGTGCTAAATTCATAAGATGTTTCTTAATCATTGATTCATGAAATTTTTCTGGGTAATTTTTAAGGTAATTTCTAATCGCCTCAACAGTATTTAGCACTTGTTCTTCTGTGTATAGTTTCATTGCTCACCTCCTCCGTAGGTATTATTAAAATGTTGTTCAATGGTACTTTTGACATCAATTCCTTCACCCAATAAAGGTCCGTTAAAATACCAATCCTCTGTAAACTTGATTGTTTTTTCCTTCTCCATTTCTTTGGCTTGTTCCAAAAGTATTTCATGTTTGTATTTGACTTGGTATGTTGTTTTATCAACAATGATGATTCGATGTTCAATCAATTGGTCAAGAAACCACTCCACTGCCGTCTGTTGTTTATTGTTGCTCATTGTTCGTTTATGAATTTAGCGTAATCGTGTGCGTCCTGTTCACTCTCAAAGGTTGCAAGTAACTCACCGGCAAAGTATACACGCCACTTGGTGATGAAGTTGATTGTTGCTTTAATTACGATTGCTTTCATTCTTGATAGCGTTATACTGGTTCTCCCAAGTCCTCGCCTTGTCCTCAAGCTCTTGCTTGGTTTTCTCGTGACTCATTTTTGCCAAGTTCAATTGGTTGGTGGCAGTTTGCAAAGTAATGCGATTCTGCCAAAGTTCACCTTCAAGTTCGGTGTTGATCCGATGTAGACGGTAAATCTCTTCCAAGTAACTTTGTGACTTCTTTTCATCAGCATACACCTTGTAAACCAATAGGACGAATGTCAATCCAAATAGTATTGTTGTTGTCATTTTGCTTTTCCTTTGTAGAATTTGTGGTTGAATAGTGCCTGACTGAATTGGTCAAAGTCAGGATTGTACTCGTCCCTCTCAAACTCGTATGGTTTGGCTTCGGGAAGTTCTTGCTTCATTGACTTGCGGAATGCGTGGATTCCGTAGCCCACCGCAAATGCGATGGGAGTCAAGATGATTGGGTAGATGATGTCTAATGCCATAGTTCAAACAAACAACTTTTATTTCACAATTACAAATTTATTTTACAAATCTTTTTGTGAATGAACGATTTATTTTGTGATTGACAAAAATAGTTCTCCAGCGTAGGTCAGTTTCTCGTCAATGATTTCTTGCGAGTCCTCGTCCAAAGTGATGAGCGTTCCTGTGACCTTCTTGCCTTCGGGCATTCGTGGATCGTAGGAAACGAAAATCCCTTCGGTCAACCCGGTTGCAATCATTCCCATCTGCATCTGCCAATAATACTCCGTCCGTTTGCTCTTGAGTTGCTCGTTGTTTTTGATGAAGAAGTTTTGAAGGTGGTTGCCTGAATTAAAAGGACATTTGATTTCAATGAGCTTCTCACCAAGTGCATCGGGAGAGTAACCACCCCAAAGACCATAGGTGATGAAGGTGTATGTCTCCGCTCCGTAGTAGGTATAGAAGTCATCGGTTTGTTGCTGGAAGTAATGGAAAGCTTCTTTCTCGTGTTCCTTGCCCCAATCCAACGCACGACCATAAATCTCCGTTCGGTTGCCTGTGAGATACTCCGCTGCTTTCTCAAACACAAAGGACTTTGCCGTCTCGGAAAGGAACTCCGATTTTGTTTTCGGAGTCCCCATCAGTTTGTGAATTTCGGAAGCGGTGAAGCGTGACCTTCTCAAATCTTGCCAATCCTCCTCCGTCAAAGAAGAGTGAATAGTTGGAAGTTGATGTTTCATTTCTCGCCAATTAATAGTTTTTGGTTGACTGGAGAGACATCGTACTTGTTTGTGATGTCGGTCATCAGTCCACCGGTCTTGAGATGCTCCATTGCTTTTGCCCAATTAGGATGCTTGGGAGTGAGTTCTTCTTTCTTTGGTGCAGATTGTCTACCCATTGCCTTCTCACCATCATCGTCATCATCAATGTTCAGGTTCAAGATTGAACCGAGTGCATACCTCCGAGCGTAAGTGATTGCCGAACCCATCGCTTGTGGATCGTTCTGCTTTGCCACAGGCATCGTGTAGGATGACTCCATCCACTCACCTGATTCGGAGTGAACGATGATGGTTGTGAGTGCGTCACCATCAGGGAACTGGCTAATTGCCAAACCACATTCGCTCAATGGCTTTTGGATGGTTGACAAGATGTTTGCCAATGACGCATACTTTGACTTGAAGAAAGGGTTGTTGGACTCCTTTGCTACCTTGCTCACCGATGCTTGGAATTTTACCAACGCACCAGCGATGTTCTTGATTGATTCTGATTTATTCATAGGAAATTTGTTTTTTGTCCGAGCATAAATAACACTGTGAACTTGTCGGGTTCAAGATAGAAGAACCGCTCCGATTCAATGCCGACCAAATTGGTCTCAACGCATCCACCGAAATAGACATCACGCTTCAGCATATACGGCTCAAGTTCTTCAAAGTGGTGGTTCAGTAAATAGTCATCCACTTGCTTGTCGGTATAGACATACCTATCCCCACCGATTGTGAGAATCCATCCGTTGATTGTTGCCTCAAGCATTGTTCACCTCCTTCAATGCAATCTCAATGACTGACTTGGCTTTTGGAGAAACGATGTTCCCCTCAATTAAATACTTTCTAACCGTTGGGAGAGATACCCCAGCTTTACGAGCAACGGACTGCAATAGTCCTTGTCTGCGTTTCATTTTAATCTCTTCAATTGCTTTCGTGTAATCCATAACGAGAGCAAAAGTAAATTAAAATTACTAATTGTGCAAGTATTTTTTTCTTTTTGTGAATTAACTTTTCACTTCCACCGCAAAAATCAAGTCACCAAGACGAGCATTCAGCTCATTGACCAACTCCATTTGCAAGGATTCGGTGAACGCATCTTCCAAGAATGGGTTTGCCTTTGTGCCTCTGCGATGAATCTTTTTTGCAATCGCTTTCGCCAATGAATCGTGAGTCATATTCTGCGGAATAGCAATCGGCTTTGCCCTTATCCATTCTTTGATGGACTGCCACAGGTAGGGTGTTCCCTCAATATGACCATTCCTTGTCGGCTTTCTTCCAAACTCAACAAACTCCCAATAGTCATCTGCAACAAGAATCGTGTTGATGGATGTCGGTGTCTTAATTATCTCACCCGGTTTGAACGATGCCTTCAATCCACCACTCGCATTTATCTTCCGCTCATCCATTGTCCGAGCGATTTGCGGATTTACTTTGTTATTCCACCAATCTCGGATGATTTGCTCAAGCAAGTTGTTGACTGGATTTCCTACATTCTCATCACCAAGAAAGGAGTCAAGCACATCGCCTAATTTGCTTAAATCTATTTCAGCCATCCTACAAGCATTAAAACTGATAAACCTATACTGATGTTCTTGAATAGCGACAAAGTGCGTGAGATGGCTTTATTTTCACTCACAAGGGCATTGTTCTTCTCTCGCAGATATGCGTTATTGATTCGAACCTTCACAATGATGCTATCTTGTTCGGCAATTATGATGGAATCCGATGTCACAATCTTACGAAGAACCGTGACTTGTTCTCTTGCAATCGCACCCTTCACCAAATAGTGGTTGGCTTGTTTGATGGTATTTGTATCAACAAGGACTTGTCCATAACTGGTCAACGGAAGGAGCAGAATCAACAAGAATCTCATCTTACAAAGTAGCGTTTTTCTTCGTTTGTTTTTCCTTCTCTGCGATGAGCTTGTCAAGATACCACTTTGCCTTGTATAAATCTTCAAGTCCATTCTTGTCCTCACATCTCCAAAGGTACTTAATCACATTTGCGGTGCAGACGGCAATGAGTCCCTTCTTCCTGATGGTTGCTGACTCAATTGCATCAATGCACTCTATATCCCCTTGCTTGTAGTGTGTTGGGTTAATTGCATCCATTGTCTCACAAAGGTATAGTAACTCTCTTCAATCACGATGATGTGTCCTCCTGTCATAAATAGTTGCGTATTCTCAAAGAACGCACAAGCAGCGACAATGTGTTGCTCATTTACAAATCCATCTTCCAAGATTTGCACAATCTCCGGTTCAATCCCAACAGATTCAAGCCA